CTATAATCGCGACTCGCGGCCTTTGACAATTCGCATTACAAAATCGAGTTGACAAAATGCCCCTGATTATATTATATTAACCGCATGGCAAAATTAACGACTACTCAACTGGCCGATTTAATCGGCATTACCAAACAGGCGGTGTCAAAAGCAGCGCGCGAAGGAATTATTTCACCGTGCGAAAAAAAAGGAAAAGTTGTCTATTATGACACCGAAGATCACGACGTAAAATTTTACATAGAAACTAACCCACAATCAGGACCACGTGAAAAACCGTCAAAGAAACCTGTAAAGAAACCTGTAAAGAAATCAGCTAAAAAGAAAAGTACGTCAAAGAAAGTTGTAAAAAAAACTACTAAAAATAATGGCAACGAAGATAAACATGAAAATATTGATGAATTATCAGCAGCTGAAATAAACCGCCGGGCCAAACTTGCTGACATGAAAAAAAAAGAAATGCAAGCTGAAATATTACAGAAAAAATATATTGATACAGAATTTGCACAACTTGTCGTATTTAAATACATCGAAAAATTAAACAGCACCATCGAACGAACCGCTGGAGTATGGATTGAAGACGCGGTAAACGCAGGAATAGAATCAGGTCAATGTACCCCAAAAATTAAAGAGGGATTTATAAATCTTTGCTTAGAGGCAGCCGATACTACAAAAAAAAATTTAATAAAGTCTATAAAAAAATATGAGCCGAAATTATGACTGTGATCTTGCAATCGAATATATCGGCAATATACCTACACGAAAAAGCAATTCAAACATTGCAGAGTACGCCGAAAAGACAATTGTTCCCGCCGGTAAATTTAGAGGATTAAAATATAGACACGATCGAGCCCCATTTTTGAAAGAAATTCTCGAAGCTCTTTCCCCTGATTCCCCTTTTCGGCATATCCGTTTCATGGCACCGGCTCAGATAGGTAAAACAATCACGGCCGAACTTGCGGTAATGTATTATATAACTCAGGTACCGTCTGAAATTATGTATGTTAGCAGTAACGAAACCGCCGCGGTCAAATGGCTTGAACGTAGGATAGTTCCACGGGCAGCAGCTGCAGGCGTTGAATTTAAAGCCGAAGTAGAAAACAATATCTCCCGTCGCACCGGCAACACATCATATTCAAAATTATTTCCCGGCGGAAATATCGATATTGCATCAGCATTAAGTCCAGCTCAATTAGCATCAGAAACAAAGCGTGTAGTTTTGGCAGATGAGACAGACAGATGGCGTACAGAGCTCGGTGACGAAGGTTCAGTCTGGCATCAAATTATTGCACGTACTCAAGCATGGGGAAGTCAATCTAAATTATTCGCATTTTCAACACCGACCACAGAAGAAAACTCACTGATATATTTTTTATTTCAAGAGGGTGATCAACGTTATTATTATGTCGCTTGCCCAAAATGTGGACACATGCAGACACTCGACTTTATGGCTGGTCGTGGTCATGGTTTAACCTGGAAAAAGAAAGGCGGTGTAATTTTACGATCAAGTTTAGAATACGTCTGTGAAAAATGCCAAAAGGGAATTAAAGAATCAAGTAAAAATACAATGCTCAATAGTGGTGAGTGGCGACCGTCTGCAATAGCTATTCATGATTATATATGCAGCTTTAATATTAACGGCCTTTATTCTCACATGCTTGACTGGTATGAAATGGCAGCCAGTTTTGAAGAGGCTCAAAAAGGTCCAATGTTAAAACAGGCTCATGAAAATCTAAAAATGGGCCGTCCGTTTCGTGATACCGGAACCCGCCCAAAGGCCACAAAAATAATTGAGAATCGTGGAACCTATAAATCAGGTGAAGTTCAAGACGGTGTTTTGTATTTAACCGCAGGGATTGACGTTCAAGAGGGTAGCGACACAAACGAAAATAATAAGCCACGTTTAGAGATGGAAATTCTTGGAATCGGCGCCGGATACCGGACCAGCTCGGTTTTATACGAGGTTTTTTATGGTGACGTTTCTGATCCTTACAGTGGGGCATGGGAAAAGTTGAATAAATTTGCACTCGATACAGAGCTAACTTTTTATCGAAATGATGGTTTCGGTTTTCCGGTTGCACTGACTTTTATTGACTCAGGATCAGGCCGCATGTCTGATATAGTGTATCGTTTTTGCAACAGGTGGCAGAATTGTTTTCCAATAAAAGGCCGTTCAGAAATCAAGAAAACCAAAAAAGAAGCTGGTGACGAAGTGCTTCAAGGAAATATGCAGCGATACAGGGCATCAAAACTTGATGAGGATGTTATTTTATATCTGATAAACACGAACTATTATAAAAATCATATCTATCATAATCTTAAAATTTCACGTCAAGATGGAACTGAACAGCGTCCAGGTTTCTGCGATTTTCCCCGTGATTATGAAGAAAAATATTTTAACATGTTAACAGCAGAGGAACGCCGAACTGACGGAAGTTTTCATAATCCAACTGGCCGAAGGAATGAAGCCCTTGACTGCAGGGTATATAGTTTGTGTGCTGGAGACGTCTTTTTAGATAGCGAAGTTTTGAATTATAGATCATGGGCAAAATCACAGGGAGCACGGCCGGACGATTTACTGAAAATTACCAGTAAAACAGTACTAGAAAACATGACACGTCAGACCATGAAAAAAAAATTGTAAAAAAATGAATTTTTTTTGATAAAACAATTGACAAATACAGTCTATTATAATAGATTATATCTATTAAAACAAAAGAGAAAAGGAGAACATCATGAAAATTACAGAAACATCAGGAAACAGCAATAACGGAATCAGAGGACAAAGAATTAGCATTTACGCAGACATAGACGGACAACGTTATTTAGTAGACCGGTTTACTGTATCCTCAAAATACGGGGCGGTTAGATATTGCCAAATACATACAAACGGCGAGTATTCAAAAAGATATTTTTCAGCAATTGACGAAGCTAAAAACGCTGAAAAAACTAAGCAAATTAGCAGATTACAAAAAGTGAATTCACAGCACAGAATAATAAATTAGCCTTTTCTCTCCCGCCTTGTGCGGAGTGAAGTCATAAAACCTTTTGCCCTGTATATCAGGGCTTTTTTTTATTGACAAATAATCTACCATGTACTAAATTTCCCGCATGGGATATATATTGACAAGAAAAGCGCGTTTACAGACTCAATTAACCCGCGTGCAATCTCAATTACAGAATTTATATGATTCGTTTCTTGACGTTTCGACGGACGGAATAAAATCATATACTTTTGACTCAGGCGAAGGCAGCCAGAAAACAACCCGCCGCGATTTTTCAGAAATCCAAAATCAAATTGACTTACTCGAAGCAAAAGAACGTTATTTGATAAACGAACTTAATAACATGGGGCTCGTATCAATTAGACTCCGCAGGAAATCCTCTTCATGGCCTCGATAATCGACAAAATAAAATCAATTTTTAAAAAACATGAGCCACAAAACAACGTTGCAGGTGGAACTTATTCGGGTGGTTATTATTCTGGTTATGGATCAGGCGCAAAATATCCCGGCGGAATGTCTCGGCAGGCACCGGTAACGATCCACAATCATTACGCAATAAGACAACAGTCCCGTGATGCAATGTATGACAGTATGGCAGGGCGCGCGCTTGTTGCGAATAATGCCGACGTAATCGTTGATACCGGATTAAAATTAAAACCAACGCCGATACCTGAGATATTAGGGCTCACTCCTGAGCAAGCCGAAGAGTGGGCTGAAAATATTGCACAGCGTTTTCACCTTTGGGCAAAATCCAAAAAATCACATCGAAGCGGTGTAAATAATTTTTATCAGAATCAACACCTTTATGAGTTTTTTCAGTGGCGTGATAATGATATGTTTATCCGGTTTTATTACAGCAAAGCAAAAGATGTCACTAACCCCCTGCAGATTGACTTTGTAGACCCCAACCAATTACGCGGCGTCGGATTTACTAGCACTTATGCACAGTATCCAGATGACACAGACGGAATAATAAAAGACGAATCAGGAAAAGAAATCGCATATAAAATATGGTATTTTGATGGCGGAAAATATAATCATAAAACCATACCTGCACGTGGTAAACGATCAGGCAGAACTATGATGATACACGGATATAGGCCAGAATATGCCGGTCAATCTCGCGGTATGCCGTTAATTACTCATGTCCTACAGGAACTTGAAGACCTGACAAATTTTAAAATGTCAGTTATCCAAAAAGCAATCAATCAGGCATCATATGTTTTCGCAGTTGAAAATGACACGCAAGACCCCGGCAATTTTCTTGAAGGTCGTGTTTCTGGTCCGATGAAACAATATGGCAGTTTTCCGGAACCAGCAGGCGATGCTGTAAATGTCACAGATACAGAACCGATTGTAAATTATAGCGCTATGCCTGAAGCGACAAACACCGTTCCAGGTTCGGTCGGCGTCCTCAATATGCGTAAAGGTGACAAATTAAAATATTTACAGGATACCAGCCCATCAGAAAGCTATGATAAATTTGTTGACTCATTTTTTTCCTACCTTGCAGCTAGCACCGGAAATTCGATTGAAATTGTACTCAAAAAATTCAATCAAAACTATTCTGCCAGTCGTGGCGCGCTCGTTTTATTCTGGCGTGTGGCTCAGATATGGCGTGACGAAATAGCCTCAGATTTTCTTGATCCGGTTTATGAAATGTGGCTATCTGAAGAAATCGCAGCCGGAAAAATAAAATGTCCTGGCTGGTCAGATCCAAATATGAAAGCAGCGTGGCTCAATTGCGAATGGGCAGGTGCACCGATGCCAAATATTGACCCGGCAAAAACAGCACAGGCAGATCAACAATATGTTGAAATGGGCGCTCAAACTCTTGACGACGTTGCAAGAAATTATAACGGATCATCAGGCAAGGCAAACAGGGCCAAACTCGAAAGGCAATATAGCGAACTACCTGAACACCCATTTTTTAAGAAATCAAAATCAGAATCAGATAATGAATCGACTACAATAGTGGAGGATGAAGAGTAATGGCTAATCCATCAATAAAACAACTAACGGCGTACGTTTGGACCAAAGTGGCGACCAATGTCACGGCCGGAATAGTACATAAAATCAGTAACTCACCAAATAAATATTTACAAACCTACAGAATGACCGGTGGAACTGAACCAACAGGAAAAACAGAGGGTGTACCGCTTTTTGTTGACGGCCCGTCTGAAAATATATCCGCCACGTCTGGAATTGACGTGTACATTATGCCTGTAGGTAGCGATGGAAAAGTGAGGATTGACTTGCCATGATAGGACCGGGCCGTGAAATATTATATGGACGTTTGAGGTTACAGTCACAGACGGATGTAGTATGTACCAACGCAGGACAGTATTATGTCATTGACGGAACTTTTCTTGACGGTATCAGCAAAGGATTTTCAAAAGGAAATAACAAGCTGATATATAACGGGCCGAGCGGTGCAGTGTATAATTTTACTGGTGCATCTGATGTCAGAACCGATCAGGCCTCATTGCTAACATACGGACTATTTATTAATGATGAACTCGTAGACGGCGCAGAGACACCTCATCGCTTTATCGATGCCGACAAGACCTCAAACATGTCAATAACAGACATAGTTCGGTTAAATCAGGGTGATGAGATAGAAGTAAGATGCAAAACAGATACAGCCGGGGCGGGTTACAGAGTGAGAACGCTCGGTATTGTATTTTGGAGTTAATTATGATAGGACCAGGAAAAATAAATAACGCCGGCGGATTTTTTGAGCATGTTGAAGTGCCGTATGATCTGGAAGAATTCAACAGTATCATGGCATATTTGCGAACGATGTATCAGCATGTCCACGGTGAAACGTTTGTATTCCCCGATCTTGACGATGACTTTGTACTGACATCGGGTGCCGGAGCATGGGGAACCGGTGGCGCATTGGTTGAAATTATACCTGCAGGCGGAACGGATAGGCCATTTGATCTACACTGGATGAACATTGCAAATATGAGCGCAGACGCAGAATATCAGGTCAAATTATATGCAGGCGCACCAGGTGAAGAGGTTGTAATTGATCCAGGCATAAGATCGTGGCGAGACTCTACATTTTTAGCGGGTGTTGAAACCACAGGAGCACAGGCAATACAGATACCACAGCAGTCAGCAGGTACAAGAATTACAGCAAGACTTTTTAGCAGTAACGCAGGCACGGCCACAGCTGCAATAAATATTAAAGGCCATTATTATGGATAAAATAATCGAACGACGAAAAAAAAGGATAAATATATGCCGATTGATAAAGACCCTGAATTTTTTAAGTTACTTGTTGGTTTTGCTGGGACTCTTTCTCTTGGGGTCGGTACCCTTTTTGTAAAATTGTTTTTTAATTTAAAAAAAACTATTGATATAGTTTTCGGAAGACTAAACAGAACAGATCACAGGGTAACAGAAGTTGAAACGCGATTAGAAGAACGTGAAAAAATGTGTGAAGAAAGACACGGGAGGAAATAAAATGTTTTCACCGGTAAACAACCCTATAATCACAAGCCCTTACGGGTGGCGAAAGATTCAAGGCAAAAAACAATTTCACAACGGTATTGATTTTATTTCAGGTGACAACGATAAATCAGTTTTTTCAATCCTTGACGGCGTATGTGTTTATGACATGGACGATTACGCGCCGGAATTGCGCTGGAAAGCAAAAAAACATTCCGCCGGAAATTATGTTATCATAAAACATGAAATGGATGGCAAAATTTATTATTTCCGATATCTCCACCTTGGAGAAAATTATTTGTCTCTCAATGAAAAAGTAACAGCCGGTCAAATCATTGGAAAATATGCAGACGCCGGAATTTCTTATGGCGCGCATTTACACCTTGGCGCGCTTGATGAAAAATGGCAGCGTGTAAATCCAACGCCTTTAATAAAACAAATTTTACCGGAGGCATAAAAAATGAAATGGGACATTAACGAAATAGGAAATCAAACAGTTCATTTTCTTGTCGGTTATCTTTTTGCAATGATAATTTCTTTTATAGCCGTATATTTTTACGGGTTAAGAATTTTTTATGAACAATTGTCGATACTTTCAGTTGTCGTAATTTCAGCGTCCGTAATTATTGCAATAATCGTTGAGCTATATCAATATTTTTGCCCTGATAAAAAAGATTTAAAACTGCCCGATAGAATCAGGGACGGAATTTTTTATGTTATTGGTTCAATTATTTTTATTCTTTCGGTCAAAATGGTGATACTGTGAAAAAAATACCAGTTGAGGTTTATTCCCGCGTGGTCGGTTATTTCAGGCCGGTACAGCAATGGAACCGTGGCAAACAGGAAGAATTCAGACAAAGGAAAAATTACAGCTATGAAGATAAACAAAATCAATAAAATTCTTGACGCAGTTTACGGAAAACAAATAAAAGGCAGATGGAAAAAAATAATAAAATCAATTATTATCATTCTTTCTGTGTTTTTTCTCTTTCTGTTTTTGTTGCTCAATGTCGGCTATAACAAAAAAGAAGGGTTTTTTATAAAGCCGCCTGAAACAAAAATTGAAATCAAAAAAGGTGCATGATATGAAGAGAATAATTTTTGTAATTGCTATTTTTTTTGTTGGTTGCTCAATTGATAAACCAAACTTAATAAAAGATTATGCCGGACTATCAGAGGTTGAAAAAAAATTACAATACCGTTTTGATCGATGTTGTTATATGCAACAACACATAAAAAAAGATTTACGATGCACTGATCTTTTGATTGAAAATAGAAAAATAACAAATATTCTTGATTTTGACACCCTGCAGAAAAATGGTAAATTGCCTAAATTGTATAACCAGAAAGGTGAATACTATATGACATTTGATGACTTTTATAAATATGTAAAATAGTTGACAAATAAAAAGGATTGTACTAAATTTACATAAATGGATAAATTTATAAATTACATTCAGCGTCTTCTAAACGAAAAATTTACAGGACGCATTGAAATACAATTTAACAGAGGAGGCATCCAGAGAATCAGGAAAATAGAAGCTAAAGATATTATTATATAATAAATCGGAATCTTTAACTCCTCTCTTTTTGAGAATCTTTTAAAATCCGTGCCTGAATAGGTGCGGATTTTTTTTATGGGATAAAAAATTATGAAAATAATACCAATAAGCGGAATAATAGCGAACTTTGAAATGGAAAATGAGTCAAACGTCACGCCTGCATCATTGCGAAAGTCTCTTGATGCCGCCGGTGGTAATGACATACTCGTGACAATCAATTCCCCTGGTGGTGGCGTTTTTGCCGGCCTTGAAATGTTTTCACTACTCAAAAACTACCCGGGAAAAGTCGAAACAAGAATCGTCTCCCTTGCCGCCTCCATGGGTTCAGTCCTTGCCCTTGCCGGTGACAAAATGTCAGCAGAAAACACTGCTCTTTATTTTATCCATAACGCTCAAAGTTACGCCGCCGGAGATTACAGGGAACTTGCTAAAGAATCTAAATGGCTGCGTGATATTTCCAACCTTATTGCAAACTTATATGAAAAATATACGTCACTGACTTTTGACGAAGCCGTCGAACTCATGGACGCTGATTCTCAATTTTTTGGAAATGACCTTGAACTTCTCGGCTTTAATATTGTAGAAACTGGTTCAAATATTAGCGAATCACAGGCCCGCATAAATGCTCGAATGAAATTTTCCGAAGTCGAAAATAAAATCAAGAATGAAAATTATAGTGATGACCTCGAAAAAGTAGCCGCATCACTTGATTATGAAAAATTCGGAATAAAGAAAAATCAAAATTTAAATAAAGCAGAAAATTTTGATTATGGCAAAAATTCATTTTCAATTGAACAACAAAATGCAATAAACCCCGCCTCAAACGCGGGCAAAAATAATACGGAGGATAAAACCATGAATTTTGAACAACTCATGGCCGAAAACCCCGCCGCGAAAATTGAGCATGATAAAATGCTTGCAGAACAATTTGAGGCGGGAAAAGCCGAAGCAGCCAAAGAATACGAAAGTCGTATCGAAGCCGCTTCAAACTTTCTGGACTCTGAAGAGTATCCAAAACAAATCAAAGACGTTGCAGTAAATGTAATTAAGGGGACCAATTCACTTGAAACACTTAACACTATGGTTGCATCAGTTGATATGTTTAAAGAAATGAACAAATCATCGGAGGCAAAAGCCGAAACAGAAACAGCCGGAGAAACACCAGGAGAACAGCCTCCCAAACTTTCAGAAAATGGCGAGATAAAATCAACTGATGATTTTCTTGCAGAAGTTCAGCGCGGTAAACAATCAGCAGGCGTGGAGGTAATCTAATGGCCGTACAAATAACCAATGAAAACACCAATGTGCCTTTTATCCATAACGACGACTCACTTGTCAGGACCGGCACTATAGCCCAGGACGCTCAAAGGACAGAAGACCTTCTTCAATACACTGTTCTTGCCTATAACGCGACAAATCAAAACTGGGTTCCGTTTATTGAACTGGCAGATACCGAAGGCGAATCAATGCCGCGTGGAATTTATCTCGGTGAAGACATTGACGCTGATGATCTCAAAGATGGCGACATTGAAGACGCGCTTATCCTTGTCGGTAACGCATATGTAAACAGGAATCTTGTAGTGTGGGATCAAGACCTGCAAACATCAGACTCAATCGTTAATCCCGCAACAGTTAACGCGACAAGCGCAGAAAATGCTCTTGTTGAAACCGCAGGAATTTACCTCGAAGATTCAGAGGCAATTTCTGACTATGATCTTTAAGGAGAGATAACAATGGCAGTAACACCTAACGCAGTTGATGTATATAGCCGTTTTATGGAGGAAATGTTTGATCTGAAAGACGTGATTGGCGTTTCGACCGTATGGCAACAGTTTTTCGGTAAGCCTCAATTTGGTAATAGTAAAACTATTTACTCACCAAATTCAGAGGTTGTTGATATTGACCTGATGGGCGCGAACGAAAGGACCGCGCAGCTTATACCGCGTGGTTCTGACAGCCGCCATCTCGGGCCGATACAAAGGAACACTACTACTCAATTTTTTAGCACCGTTTCACGGGTTTACCCCCTTGCTGAAGAAATGAGCGATATAACCGCTACGCAAATCAACAAACGTGTAGCCGGTGAAAACCCCTATGATGGACGCGACAAATTTGACCGAATGAGACGTCTTGCCCGTGAATATCACATGGAGCATATCAGGCGTTATGTTCGCCTATTTGAAATTCTTGCAGGTTCTTCGCTTCTTGACGGCCAAATGCCAGCGATCCTCGGTACCGATAACGCCGATCTTGTTTATGACTGGGGAAGAAACGCAGGTAACTTTATTACTCCAGCAGTTCCTTGGAACAACACAAACGCTGATATCGTGGGCGATCTTGACGCTGCATTCGATCAAGCCCGTCAAGTTGGAAAAGTCAGGCCTAATGTTCTTTTTATGGCTGGTGATGTTGCACAGGCATTTTTTAACGATGCAACAATTCAGGAATTTGCCAACAACAGGCGAATAATGCTGGTTCAGGCCGGTATGATGGATGGCGTACCAGCTCAATTTTCTGATCTCGTATCAGCAGGTGCAGATTACAGGGGTTACATTCAAACGCCGCAGGGCCGACGCCTTGACCTGTTTACCTATAACGATTTTTACGATGACACCGACGGCAACAGCCAACCGTATATGCCTGATGGTTACGCATTCATGGCAAAATATGGCGCACGTTGTGACAGATACTTTGGACCTTCTGAAAGATTGCCACTTCTTTCTACTGACATGGCACTTTATACTGAAATGTTCGGATTTTCACCAGTTGCACTTCCAATGCCTCAGAATATAAAGGGTGGTCAAATAATCACTCCTCAGATGTTCTATTGTGATGCTTACCGTTCAAACGATAATAAAAAAGTAACCATAAGAACTCAATCAGCGCCTATTTTTGCACCCACCGAAACAAACGCTTTTATCACATTTAGCGGACTTATCGAGAGTGACGCAAGCTAATGATTAAGTGGATTGACAAACGGTCGGTTTTACGACAGGGAAAAAAAGTATATCGAGCGGGTGACGTTTTGCCCGCCGATCTACTATCAAAATCTCGTATTGATTATCTTTTAGAGGTCAATAAAATTGAGATTGAAAAACAGGAAGTGGTGCAACCTGAAAAACATGAAAAAGAAACCGTCAAGAAAAGTAAACCAGGTAGAAAGAAAAAGCATGAAAAAATAGAATCTGTTATTGATGAAACAGAAACTATTGAATCAGGAGAAACAGAATCAGAGGTGACTACAGATGAAAGTCCCGAAGAATAAAAAAGTTTACGTCGGCAAACGTAAATTCAAATCAGGCGAAAATTTGCCCGTTTACGTTTTACAAAAACATGATTTTAACCTAAAATCCCAGGAAGATGAAATTCTAAAATCATATGAAAAAAGAAAACAGGGGAGACCTAAAAAACAAACATGGTAAATCTTAGAGCACAGGTTGAAAAAGATCTTGGCACCACTCTTGAAAAAGAATGGAAAATGCCAGTTGAGCTGACTTCTCCTGATGGAGTTACTCAGACTCACAGCCTTAATGACCCTGACTCATTACTCGGTGGCCAAGTGCTTTATTTTACCAGACAAGAAAATCCGGTAACCGGTGAAATGATGATTGTCAATCAGCCGGTAGTAACATTAAGAATATCAAGTCTCGTTCGCGTTCCGGCAGATGGTGAAAAATGGTACATCAAATTTCCGGTTTCACATGAAGCCGACGCAGATATGGAAGATTTTGTCTTTACATCTGATAGATCGAAAGAATCAGGAACTGATATCGGTTTTATCAGAATTTACCCACAAAGAATAGATAACGAATGCGGGCCAGTGTCATGATGAATTTTCGCATAGTCAAACAGGCGTTAATTGATACGCTCGGTGATGCAGCCGCTGAACGCTTTCATGTTATCGGATATCAGAGACAAAATAAATCGTCTTCGCAGGTGAAAAATAATTTACGCATGGTGCAATGTTATTTTTCAGAAGGCAATTTTCCAAAATCTGCAGGTCGAATGCGTGGACATAAAACACATGATTTACAAATTGAAATTGATTTATCAGCCAGTGCAGCGGCAACCGGTGATTTATCTATTTTAGATAATCCGGCGGCCACGGCGATTCAAAAAGCGGCGGCAATGGCGGCGGTACAGGAAGCCGCACATAACGCCGATGTTTTAATTGACGAATTGATAGAGTATGTTTATCAAATCATCATGGACGCACGTAATGAAAATCTTGGTATAGAAACTGGTTTAATTTCAAATCGATGGATATCAAGAATCCAAAAAGACACATTATTAGAACGCGGTGATCTCGTTGTAAAAACGGCAAACTTGCGTTATGAGTGCAGAGTACAGGAAGACGTACTTGGCGACATAGGAAACGAACCGGAGACGGTTGTTTTTAATTCCGGCATGGGTGGAGACATCGAAAGCGCCGGAGTGGAAATCGAAAATGATAATACGGAGGAATAGTAAATGACTATTACACCTGCAAGCCTCGCAGCCGTTAACGGTGTCGGCGTAAGAAATGAACAATTTGCCGTCGGTGCGAGTATTATACCACAGAAAAATATAATTATCGGCACGTATGATGAAGGTACATTCACAGACCTTGACCCTAATGTGCCTTTCAGGGTTTTTTCGCCCGAAGACGTTGGAAGCAAAACCGGTTTCGGTTTTATGCTTCACAGACTTGCAAGGGCCGCAATGAAACCAGGAATCGTTGAAACATGGGTGATCCCGCAACCAGAGGGAGGCAGTGACCCGGATCAGGCAACCGGAGAGCTCGACTTTTCAGCAAGTGCCGATGTTGTAGCAGGTACCATCGCGCTTTATATCGCCGGTGACCGCGTGGCAATTGCAACCAGTGTAGACGATACCGGGATTATTATCGGTGGCAACGTTACCGATGAAATTAACGATAACGATGATTTGCCAGTCACAGCGGTTGACGGCGGTGACGGTACCGTTGCGCTTACCAGTAAATCAGGTGGAACATGGGGGAATGATATCGACCTTTCATTTTCACTTTCAGCAGGAGAATATCTTCCTGACGGCGTGGCATGTACAATTACCGATATGTCAGGCGGTGCCGGTGTTGGCGACATTCAGGACGCACTCGATGCGCTCGGTACCGGTGACGGCCAGAACGATGAATTTTTTACAAACCTGATTCACGGCTATGGAGCTGATACCGCGACTCTTGACGCAATAAGCACATATAATGGACTCGGTAACGATTTTGTTGGTAACTACAAAAAAGAAATTGCCCGTCCGTTTAGGTCGCTTATTGGTGACACTACAGCAGACACAGCAGGATTAACAGCAGCGTTGGCATTTGCAGACCTGAGACGAGAAACAGACAGAACTAATGGTAAAATTTGTGTACCTGGTTCGCAATCTCACCCGCAAGAAATAGCAGCTCAAATGATTGGCGTTATGGCTGTGACAAACAGCACCCGCGCCGAAGAGGGTTACATTGACAAACGTATAGACGGCGTATGGCCCGGTGACGTTGCTGATCGTTGGACTAATGACTATGACAACAGGGACGCCGCAGTCAGGGGCGGAGTATCAACAAGTTTTGTTAAAAACAACATTGTTTACGCTCAAAACATTATTACATTTTATCGCCCCGAATCGGTTGCAGTTGCAAGTAACGGTTACCGACCCATGAGAAACATTTCAATTATTCAAAATCTGCTTTCAAATTTTAAAGCAAATTTTGAGCGCGAAAAATGGGATGGTATTTCAATCGTTGAAGATGTTACCGCTGTTTCAAATGTCACAGACAGACTGAAAGCCCGCGATATTGACAGTGTTATTGACGACCTTGTATCCCTTGCTGATGCTTTCGCAGGTAACGCATGGTTGTATAATGCCAGCTACACGAAAGAACAATTGCAGGCAGGTGAAAAAGTTACACTGCGTGACGGTCTCACAGGTTTCGATATTACCTTCCCTGTGATACTTTCAGGCGAAGGTGGTATTTTTAACAGTGTCATAACGTTCGACACTTCAATAGCAATTCTCACCGCAGGAGGTGCATAAAAATGGCCAGTAATTCAGGGACAATAAGAAAACTTGTTCTAGATGGCGTGTCATACGACGTGCCTGGAGACATCAACATAACGTTCAACAGATCAGCTTTTGAGATTGAAGGCGTACCAACAACGGGCCGCACGATGTTTAAAATGACTCGTAGGGTTCCGACGCAGGAAGGTGTAGTAATTATGACCGACCCTGCTGAAGCTGAAAATCTCAATGACCTTTCAGAAAGGCTTGATTCTTTTCCGATAGCCGTAACGCTTGCGGATGATTCAACATACAGAACCACAGGGAAAATCAATTATGAATCATGGGAGACCGAAGAAAACAGGTCAACCGTCGTAATTATTCCCGACAAAACTAAGGACGCTTGGACTCCTTTCTTAGCGTAAAGTTTTATGGCTATTGAACCGGTTTACATATTGATACGCACCAGCAACAGGCCGTTATTTTTTGAACGAATGATGGAAACAATACAAAAACAAACGTACAAAAATATTGTTACCATAGTTCACAGTGATGACCCGCGCGATCAATATGTAACCGGGGATATAGTTATAAATGGATGCGCTTATGGTCCGGAGTTTGGAAACGGTACATATAATCTGTATAACAACCGGTTGCTTAGGAAAATACCTTCTGGTGCCGGTTGGTATCATTTTATGGATGATGACGACGAATATTCAAGCGATACCGTAATTGAACATCTTGTAGAAAAATCAAAACGTGACCATGTTAACGTCGGTCGCGTGCAGCGGTGGAACGGTACTGTCTGGCCTCGACACTGGGGCGTGCAAAAAAGCTATCAAACAGAGTGCTTTTTTTTACATACTGATCATAAAAATAAAGCTAAATGGTGGGGACACACCGGAGGAGATCATCATTATAGTAAACAGCTTACAAAAATTTTACCAGTAAACTGGATTGATGACCTTTTAATCTGTAAGGCTCAGGAAGGCAAAGGTCACGGAAGAAAACTTGACAAAGGAAATACTAAACCGGTTTTTGAAATTAAATCAGATGAAAAAATACCTGTTTTGGGATTAAAAAAACACAGAAAAGGAAAACAAAAATACTGGATAAGACAGGGTCATATAACGTGGCTAAAATATGACATAGCCGAAAAATACGAAAAGGAAGGCATTGTAAAAATTACACATTTTTCAAATCATGCGGGAAAAAAACCTGCTAAAAATATTTTCAATTTATAAGGAGTCCAAAAAAATGAAACATGATTACATTTTAGGAAAAAAAGCAGCAGAAAATGAACTTGAAAAAATGCTCGATTATTATGAAATTGACATTGACGAAATCGAAGACAAAGATCTGAAGCGTGCCATCAAACAGGGATATGACCGCCTTATTAAAGCTGTCAGGCTTGGCCGCCTTGAAGTCAAACTTGAAGACGGAATAAAAGTCATCCAGAAAACACGGTCAGGGACTGTTATTGAATATGAAGAAATCGACGGTAACGCAAAAACAGCAATGGCCGGAAAACAGGAAGGCGACTATTACGGGAAATCGTATGCCCTTATGGGAAGCCTGTCAAAACTTGGCGAGTCAGCGATTAAACAGTTGAAAGGTGTTGATCTTTCCCTTGTAGAAGTTCTCGGTATGATTTTTTTATCAGTGTAGAGCGTATGGGGCAGTGGATGTTAAACCTGTTCTACAGAAAGCAATCAATCTCAGATATACGCTCGCTGAGATATGCAGAATTAAAAATGTGGAATGGGTTTCATGAAATAATTGAAAAAGCGGAGACACCGAAAGATGCCTGATTTTGCAGTCAAAACAAGATTCACAGCCTATGACGGATTGACGCCGAAAATCAACCGCATGGATAGAGCTATAAAAAAATTAACAAGCACTGCAAAAATGTTTGCAGGTATGGCAGCGACTATGGGCATTGCAATGGTCGGCAAAGAGTTTCTTGACTTTGACCACGCAATCACAAAAGCAAGCGCAAAATTTCCTGATCTCAACAGAAACACAAAAGAAGGACAACAAACTCTTGCCGCACTTGGCAAAACAGCGCGGGAAGTTGGCGCAACAACTCAATTCAGCGCGGCCGATGCAGCTGCCGGACTTGACTTTTTGGCAATGGCAGGTTTTAACGCAAAACAGGCAATGTCATTATTACCGGGTGTGACAAACCTTGCAGTCGTCGCAGATGTTGACCTTGCCAGAGCTACAGATATCGCTTCTGACTCCCTCGGCGCCTTTGGTCTTATGACAAAAAATACTGTACAACTTCAAAAGAATTTTACTCGCGTACAAGATGTAATGGCGAAAACAATAACTTTGACAAATACAAACATGGAGGATTTGTTTGAGTCAATAAAATTTGGTGGTCCAGCATTTACTGCAGCAGGTCAATCAATGGAAACATTTAATGCAATTGCTGGACGCATGGCATCATCAGGCATAAAAGGCAGTAATGCCGGTACCGCGTTACGATCTGCAATAACACGATTACAGAAACCAACGCGCGAAGTTCATAGGGGGCTTGCAGAATTTAATCTGTCAGTCGAAAAAATAACAAAAGACGGAAAGCTCATGGACATGGTAGACATCATGAAAATGATGGAAAAGAACAGTAAAAAGATGGCGCGGGTACAGAGAAATGCCGCATTGACGATGATTGTCGGTAAAAACGCAGTGTCAGGATGGGCCGCAGTCATGAATGAAGGCGTCAAAGAAACCGAAGATTTGAAAAAACAATTATTGTCTTCATCTGGTGCCGCTTCAAAGATGGCTGAAATAATTAACTCATCACTGATAAATCAATTAAAGGGCTTATGGTCAGCAATCGTTGAAATTGGTATTGCTTTTATGAGCGGATTTTCAAAAAAAGGATCAAATGCGATTAAGTCGGTAACCGATGCAGTCAGGGCACTGTCCCCTGTATTTGAAGTACTCGGTAAAATAGTTTCATATATTGCAGGATGGATGCCGCTCTTAATAAAATCATGGATTGCTTATAAGGTTGTTTTGCTTGCGGTATCAGGATATCAAAAAGCCATGATTGCTATGGGCTGGATAAAATATTTATGGATGATGAGACGCGCAATCATGCAGGCAGCCACGATGACAAAAGCGTGGGGAGTCGCACAGAAAGGCGTAAACTTTGTTTTATCAGCAAATCCAATAGGCGTCGTGATCATGGCAATTGCCGCACTTGGCTATGCTATTTACGACCTATATCAAAACTGGGATAAATACGTTTTAAAAATGAAATTACGTGTTCAAGAATTGATTTTAAAATGGCGTATTTTTAAAGCAGAGCTTTACCGTGTCGGCACTATGGTAAACCTTGTTGATAAAAAAACCGCCGCGATGGCATCAATGGATGTTGTAGAGACAATGATCAAAGGTCAGAAAATGGCGCGTGAACTAAATGCACTTAACGCACAGACCAATGCTCCTCAATCAGCATCGACAAAATCAACATTGACCGGTCAAATAAATGTCAATGCCCCTGAAGGCACAACGGTTAGCAGCAAAACAACAGGACCAAATAAAATCAATATGCAAATGGCGGGCGCTCAATGACATGGACAAGAAACGTTCGTGAAAAAATAGAACTTATATCACCGAATGGCGCGTCATACCAGGCACTATGGCGTGGTAACGAAAGAACGTTTGATAAAAAACTCGGACGTTTTGATATACCGCGATTTAAAGGGACCATCGTCCAAGACCTCGGCCCGCGTTCATGGGAATACCCTCTGACAATTTTTTTTGAAGGCTCTGATCACGATGAACAGGCAGACGAATTTTTAACAACACTTTACGAAGAAGACGGACAATGGGAAGTTTTACATCCAACAAAAGGCACCATTGCATTGCAGCTTGTTTCGGTAAGTGAAGCAATTCAACCAATTGAAAATGGAAACTATACAGAAATATCAACTCAATGGGTCGAGCCTGCAAACGTTGATATTTTACTCAGCACGCAGGAATTAGAAACATCTATATTAGATCAAATAATTCAGGCACAGAAAGATTTTATATCAGGTCTGCAAAGTTTAAGGTCAGCCGCTTACGCAACAGTACAAGCCGCGATAAATGCATTTCAAAAAGTGACAGGTTTTGCAAATAAGGTTCTTGGGGAGCTTACTAAAACAGTTGCACTTGTGCAAGATACATTTAATAGTATTTCGTCTTCTCTTACAGCCGCAATCGCTCAATACGATATTAGCAATACTGACCCAGGTACAATCGGCGCATTACTACAGCAGTTAGTCGGTGAGCCTGCAAATGTATCAACTGATTTTGCAACACGAAAATCTTATTATGATGATTTTATCACAGAGGCTGAAACTGTTTTTACCGACAACGTGACAGAGGAAGACATCAACACCGCGATAGTAACAGAATTTTCTATCCTTTCAGCGTTTACGGTTTTCTGTAATATTTGTGTAACATCAGAATATAACAGCCGCGCCGATGTCGTAACAGTAATGAATTCACTTGCTGACACGTTTCAATCAATCGTTGTTTCGCTCGATGAGCAGCAGGACAAATACAGAGATAACTCAATTGACTTTCAGTTTTTTTCAAACCTTGATGGATATACTTCAATCACATTGTTGTTTCAGCAAACACAAAGATATTTATTAAATCAATTTTATAACCTGCGCGCTGAAAAAAGATTCACATTAAAAAATGATCGTTCACCGATTGAAATTACTGTGACTGAATACGGCACGTTAGGAGAAGACGATGAAAACTATGATTTATTTTTGACATCAAATAAATTAGAAGGCAATGACATTTTGTTATTAAGGGCCGGTACAGAGGTTGTAGTGTATGTCTAATATTCCGTACAAAATATCAGGCAATGGCAAAAATGATTTTACCCTGAATATTGAAGGCCGTGAAATACCGGTGCTCAATGCCCGCTATATTCGCACTATGGATACAATAGCTGATGCCGTATCCTGTACATTTCCGTGGTTTCCCGGCCACGATAATTTTATAGATGCCGTCACGCGTCCTTTTGCTTATACTCAGTGCGGAATTTATATCGGCAATGATTTACAGATGAAAGGCATTTTGTATAATGTCAGACAAAGAATTGACAGTAACGGCCGTGTTAAAGATTTAGAAATTTGGACAAAAACAGCTAATGTTGTTGACTCGTCGAATCGTTATCCATTCGAGGAAAACAATCTCGATTTATTCGAACGCATAGAATCACAGATGAACAGCACAGTCACTGGCCGTAACATGGAAATTCAAACAATAATTGATGACGGCGTAAATATAGGCGGAAAATTTAAAAGAGTTTCTGTTAGCGAAACAGGCAATCTTTTTGAAAGTTTGAAAAAATTAGCAGCACAACGCGGTTGCCTTTTGAGTAATACAATCGACGGTGATATTTTAATAACTAAGGCGAAATTAAACAGTAAGCCGGTAGGAACCATTGAAGAAGGCAGTGCATTTACAGAAAATTTTTCTGTTAAATTTGACGGCAGAAAACGATATCAAGAATACGCAGCAATAGCCACAAGCGCGTCAAAAACGAGATCACGCAAAAGACAAACGGATTCAGATGACGTAGTGACCACGCCGCGATTTTTAACATTTAACACAGATGATGGATTGCCAGGCGAAGCAGTTAACGCAGCGATATGGAGAAAAAATAAATCAGCAGCGGAGGCAATGAGCTTTCAGGTACCGGTTAACACATGGTATGCTCCTGATGGTAACTTGTGGCGTGAAAATACATTGCTGACCGTAAAATCAGAAACGATGTCAATCCCTGATGGATTTACATTTTTAATTACACGAGTTGAATTTATTTTTGAAGAAAACGGAGTTAGCGCAAATCTTGACGTTAAACCGCCATCGCTTTATAGCACTGGAGAAATAGAGGAGCCTTGGACGACATGATAGGGATTGTAAAGGGACGTGAAATAAAACCAAATAAAGATGGCACGGTTGACCGTATTTTATTACAGGTTGAATTTACAGAAAATGATGTAAGAACAATCGAGCTCATGCCGGGGAACGGTGTTGATTTTAATCCTGTCACAGGTTCACGCGTTTTTGTTGCCAGTGATTCAGATAGTTATCAACTGGCAATTGCAAGCACAGATGACATTGAACCAGAATCAAACACCGGCGAATATGAAATTTATAGCAACGATTCAGGCACAAAAAAAGCAAAGATAAAATTAAAAACAGATGAGGAAATTGTTATCAATGACGGCACCGATTACGCGGTTGCATTCAATGAATTAAAAACAGCTTTTGACCAATTAAAATCTGATTTTGATAATTTTGTAAATACCATTTTTAATTTACATAACCACCCTACTGCCCCTACTGGCCCTGTGTCTGTGCCATCAGTTACAGGTAGTTCAAGCACTGCAGACATTGACCCGGCAAAAGTCGATAAAGTGAGGTTGCCATGACTGTTTACAACAGATTTTACGGAGACCCAAAAATAAAAGTCACAGACTCAGGGGCGTCTATGACTTTTAAGGGTGGTCAACCTGTCATGGATCAGGGCCTTGAAAATGCTGTAATAATTTCATTGTTTACAAAGCCCGGATTTTGGGGCAACGATTTAATCCGTGAACAATCGCAAAAAATAGGAAGTAAATACGAGAGACAGCGCACTATCATTGATGTGCAAACAATAAACGATGTAAGAGACGACGCTAAAAATGCCTTAAAATGGATGCGTGATAAAAATGTTGCAAGCAAAATTGATATTGCGGCTACAAATCCATATAACGATCAAATACAAACTGCAATAAAGATTTATCTGCCCGGGCAAGATGCGCAGGAATTACTGTTTTTTAAAAATGGTATTAACTGGATAAATCAGGCATTAAATCCAGCATATGAAAGGATTGAATAAATGATTAAAAAAAATATTTATAACGGTAAAAATGGAAATGGTTATCAACCAATAAAAATTGAAGACAAGATAACGCAACCACCACGGAGACCATAATAAAATGAGCTACAGAATACCGACAACACAGGAATTATATGAGGAACATCTTGCGCGGCTTGAAACTGAGCTTGCACAGGAATCACCGCTTTTAGACGTCGCCTTTTTGCGTGTACTCGCAATCACTGAAGCCGGTCTCGATATCGGGCATTATAAATTTGCGGCAAATGCTGTATTGCAAAACCTTGCACTTACCGCAACCGGTACCGGGCTTGACCGTATAGGCAATGATAACGATACGCCACGCAAGGGCGCAGAAGCGGCAATACTCACAGCAACATTGACGGCAACAACCGGCACGGAAATACCATCGACAACAGATTTTTACAGTGATGTCAATGGTCTCAGGTATCGCCCAGAAGAAACAGTAACCGCAGCCGCTGGAGTTGCGACGCTGTCACTAAAATGCACAGAACTCGGTACAGCCGGAAATATGGACGTTGGCAATACTTTTTCAATTGCGTCACAAATCGCAGGAGCTGAAACGGTCGCAACAGTTACGGTAGTTGATACCGTTGGCGCAGAGGAAGAGTCAGACGCAGATTACAGACCGCGTGTTCTTTTTGCTCAACGTGCCGTAACAGGTGGCGCAAATGCAACTGATCATAAAATATGGGCCGAAGAAGTCAGTGGAGTCAGACGGACTTTCCCATACGCAGGACGTCCGGCAAGTGAAGGCGCAAGTGTCCCCGGTGACAGACTTATATACGTCGAGGCAACAACTGATATTGATTCCGATGGAATCGCGCCCGGTGCGTTATTAGATTCTATCAGAGATTCAATAAACACTGACCCTGATACAGGATTAAGTCGATCAGTTTTAGGTCTTACTGATGACACACTTTTTATTGAGTCGATTTCACGTACAGCAATCATCGTTACAATTTCTGACCTTACAGTTGACGCATCAGAAGAGTCTGCCTGTAAATCAGACATTGAAGATGCACTTGATTTATATTTGCGTAACATTGCACCATTTATTGACGGCGTGGATGCAGAGATTGACCGTAACGATTCAATTACAAATCCTTCTGTTAATGAAATTGTACAAGACGTTTTAAAGTCATACGGTGCAACGGCTGAACTTGTCAGGTTCGGACTTGTCGCTGGTGTTTATATAAATCTGTATTTTCTTGACCCTGGAGAACTTACAAAATTAGGGAGCATGATATATGTTTAGCAGGCGTGTAATATCAGCTATTTTCCCCGAAGGTCAGGCATGGGAACCGGCCGTTGACAGCGACTACGACCTTCTGTTAAACGGCATAGGCGCAAACAGTGACGCGGTAAAAGATGACCTTGATTTATTGAGACATATCCGAAACCCGTGGAAAACACCGGTATTGTCAGACCTCGAAAGAGAGTTTGCAGTTATCCCGTCGGCCACGGCGACGGATGCAGAACGACGGGAAAGACTCGCTACTAAAATGTTTCAGCGGTCAAGTTTGCCGACGTATGAATTTTTAGAAAGTAAATTGCAGTCAGCTGGTTTCAATGTTCAAGTACACGCAAATTCACCGGCGGTTGATCCTGCAATATTTTTAGATGAGTCTTTTCAGATGACTGCAGGTGATACCATTCCCGGTGGCAATGATGCACAATGTGGAGAAGCAGAAGCATACTGTGGTCGCATTGGTGGTGAATTGCTTGTCAATGGCGATATTTTTAATGCGTTTCCAAATTATACAGTCGAGTGCGACGAACCTGATGCACTGTGCGGCGAAACTGAATCAGTCGCGGGTAATTATGATTCGATACGGCTTGAATCTGTCGAATACGATATCCCGCCTTCTGACTATTGGCCGTTAATATTTTTTGTCGGAGGTGACGCAACACGAAACGCACTAGGAGAATTAACAAATATTGACATTGCACCAATAGCGGTTGAACGCCAAAGAGAATTTAAAAATATAATTTTGAGACACAAGCCCATGTTTTCGTGGGCTGCTTTAATAGTTGTTTATTCATAAGGAGGAAAAATAATGATAGATTATTTAGCAAGTTTTACCAATACAGACGGATCGGCCTTCCCAGACACAGAGGCAGTCAACGTAACGGCCCCCGGTTCCGGAGACGGAACAGAGTTTGTTGCCATTTTAGTCAATGACATTTGGGGTAGGGCTCAGGCAATTATGAATTATGCAGGCCTCACCCCGGATGGAGTAACCGAAGCAGATGGAACCGCTCAGATTTTAGAGGCCCTTTCCCGCGGTTGGGCTATCGGTCCCGGCATGGGAGTTATTTACTGGAAAAATGGAACACCGGCTGCAAATGGCGACAGAGTTTTACTGTTGCAAGGTCAAGGCGTTTTGGTTGCGTCATTCCCCCTTTTGGTTGCCGAATGTTATGTTGGTGACGCAAATAATGCAGCGGTCGCAGCAGGCGGCGGATTTTTTTATAAAGCCGATAACGCCGATGGATCAAGCCCGAATACCGCTGGTATATATTTTATTTTGCCAGAAACTCGCGGCTATGCTCTTCGAGGATTAGATGCAGCCGCCGCAGTTGACCCCGATGGCGCAAGCCGGTACTTGGGTGATGTTCAGGCTGACGCAATACAATATCATGACCATTTTAAATTTTTCGAAGGCAGCTCGAGTTCTATCCTTACAAGTGCCGAAACACCATATCGGCAAGGCACCGGCGCAAGTGTAGAGTACGCTATTACATCTGATGGGTCAAGTGCCGCAGATAGGGGTTTGTCTAATGGAGACCCGCAAACACAGGCCGGAAAGGGGGCTGTTAGCGTCGATTCAGAAACTCGCATAGCAAACGTATCAACAAATTTTGGGATAACATATTAAAAGGAGTCCAAATGAAAACAATAATCACAAAAGAAATCGACGGATATAAAATTATTATCGGAATCGGTGACGCCGGTGGCCTCATTGACCCTGAAGCTACAAGAAAAATTGTAAACAAAAAAATACAGGACACCGAGACGTGGAAAAATATCAATCAGATTAAAAAACAGATGCAGGTTTATGCAAATCAGGCAATGCAGGCGAAAAAAAATATTAAGTCTGCAAAATCGGAACAGGAAAAAAGAAAATTTTCTGACGAGTGGAAGTTTAGAACCGGCCAAATGAAGGAACTTGAAAACGATTTAAAACCGTTGGCATTTGAATTAAAAAAAGTTTTTCGTCAAATGACCTTGCAGGAAGCAATCTATTTTGAAACCGGTAAAGATAGAATAGTCGAAGACGCAGAGGCCGACAAAATAAATCAGTTAATGATTGAGGCAACGCAGGAAGGCGCGTTGGTCGATGAAAATAAAAATAAAGTTGTTGATAATCGCGGCAAAGTTTTTTGGAAAAAAGACGGCTCCGATTGGTATAAGACAGAAATAAATAAAATCGGCGTCGATGGAAATGGGATTTTAGAAAGTGATTTATCAGAATCACAGCGAACAGAAATTGCAGAATACCTTGAAAAGAAAAGAATTGAGGGATTGACGGCAGCACAGAAAACAGCCGAAAAGGAAAGTAAAATTGATAGCTTGGCGTTACAGGCTGACCAGATGAAAGGCAAGTTGATTATTCAGGGAACGAAAGAAGCGGATGCACTGAGTCAAGCGAAAACTTGGTATGATTCAGAGGTTGCTAAGGTTGAAAGTTTGTATAAATAAAAAATAATAAGCGGGTTTTTTACGCCCGCTTATTAAAAAATGCCTTACCGTGTTTTGCCGCGTCTTGTCTATACTATCCTTGCCATTTCGTCCCATGCCTTGCCGTGCCTTTCCCATGCGGGCCTCGCCTGCGACGATTTAATATTTTAATACCCTATTAACACCGCTTGCAAAATGTGCGGTTAATCCAGTTATAAAATCATGTTTATATGTTTCACCCATTATAAAATATAAATGATTTTCAATTATAATTGGTTTTAACACATCTTTATATAATAACCCTGTTTCCCTGGAACCGTCACCATTATATAATCTTACTGACAATTCATAATTATCTATCGATGAAATATACTTAATTAACCAACCAGAATTACATTCGATAAAATAAATTACGTCCTCAGAATTTTCATAATGTGAACCGGCTGCAATTAAAACCGGCGCTTCGGTATATCCGGTGCCCTGTGGATCGTTATTCCATTCTGACATTGACGTTCCGTTTTCCGTAAGGGTTGCGCCGTCCCATGTGTAGCCGCGCTCGTTATACCATATACCGTCGGCTTTTATCCATTGAGTTGCGTTGTTGAAATAATTGGTTGACCATGACACTTGAATGTCGTTAAACTTTGCGCGTTTCGTCGATGAATCAAAATCATGCAAAATAAATTCATCGTTTACGTGCCTGATGTTTTCGTGTTCGCTGGTGATTGCATGCCAGTTGCCAATGTCATCTTTAATAAAAACATTATTATTTAAAATCTGCATATCCACGGCCTTGTATTGTCGTGTTGACCAATGGTCCCCGTAAATATCGCTATTGAGGTAAATTTGAGTGTAATCTTTATACAATGCCCCTGCAGCATAGGCTGTTTCTGGATCAATATTTTTTATAATCCATTTATCGGTACCATTTACACGGATAACATCAGGCGTTGTTATGAGATTCCAAGATTGCACGGTTTCCCCATATTCGTCGAGGGAATAAAGGATATCATCGCAGGAATACAATTGAGAGCCTGCTTTTTTGATGACTCCCGTTTTCCATTGCCAGAGATTATCACCATCAAAAAATTTCATGCCTCCATTGTTGACGATAAATTTAATCGGCCCTGTTTCGGTTTCGTTGTCATTGTCTTCAATAACCGGTACCGGCGGCGTTGGATCTGTTATTATAGGCTCACTATTTCCACCACCACCACAGCCGATAAAAAAAATCATGAAAATAATTACCACCACGAGGGCAGTCCATGAGACAATTTTTTCAAACCTTTTACGGTTTTTTTCTTTAATGTTCAGTGCTTCAATGTACATGTTCATTTTACGCGTCCTCCCTGATTATTATTATATCAAGACAGTCAAAACATTTAAAAACTCTTTTAGGGTTTTCAGGCTTATCAAGCAAACCTAAATCAAGCACGATTTCTTTTTCGCACTCGCACTTATAGGTAAATTGATAATCGTTTATTTTTTGTTACTTTAGGCATTGAGTATCAACCTGCCATCTTCGACACGTCCGTATCCTCTGATGATCACCACGGCATCGGTATTTTTGGTAAACTGTTCAAGCTCATTAATTTCATATTGATTTTTATCACACATGAAAGTGACTTTTGGCCTGATGGAATCAATCAATTTATTTGGTACAGGATTGTTTTCTATTTTTTTGTCGTAGTTCATGGAGGTTCCTCCGTTGTAGGTTTTTTATAAGCCTGTTTAACTCTAATTTAATTATTTTATCATCAGAGTCAAACATTTTAAGTGTTTTTAGTAATGTATCCGTTTTTTTTATGGTCTTCTTAAACTCAAATTATAAGTCAGTGAAAACTTGTTTTCGACTCACAATATCTCTACTGTTGCATTTTCGACATATTGATGCCTTTTCTGCAGAAAACCAATCGTCTCCACAATGACGACAATTATTTTTATACCTCACAACAAAATCACTTGATTTATCAGCAGAAAACACATTCCAAAAAATAAAAACTGCCATAGCCAATATAACTATTGAAATCAACATAATACCATTCATTTTTTCTTTCTCCTTGTAAAAAACAGGGGCCGAAGCCCCTTGTTTATTAAAGACCCATTGATGAAGCGCAGTTTTCAGCATTTTCGATGCCATCATATTTTATACAGTCTATGCAAATTTTTATTTCATTGTCGAATTGTTTAGACGATAAGCCGTCCAGTGTTGAATGTTCAAGTCTCATGTATGCTTCGATATGTCTTGGATTGTATTTTCCAATATACCCCATTTTTGCTAATCTTTCTCTAATCATTTTTTGATACATGATATTCTCCTTTATTTTATTATTTGTATATTTCTTTTGCGTGCATATTTTTCTGCTTCTAGTTGACTTGAAAAAGTCATATCAATTAAGTCATAAGTTTCTGCTTTTATCAATACAAGCTCTTCCATTTCCCCTTTACCAACGCTTCTTAATGATGCTTTTGTGTTTTTCATGGTGCCCCTCTCTTACGTTTTGATTAAATATAATATAATATAATAGACTGTATTTGTCAACTCATTTTCTATATTTTTTTCCTCTTGACAAAAAAAAAATTACATTTTATTATACAGAAATGGGACAGAAAGAACGTGAAATAATGGTGCCACGGCTGTTAAATTTAGAACCGCATGAAAAACTATTTAGAATTAACGCCGGTATGGGATGGGTGGGACAGGTAGTAAGGCATGATAATAATGTTATAATATTAAAAAATCCACGTCCCTTACGCGCCGCCCCTGGAGGGTGGCCTGACTTGTGCGGCTGGACAACGGTCACTATTACCCATGATATGGTGGGTAAAAAAATAGCCGTTTTCACCATGGAGGAAATTAAATCCAAAAATGACCGCATGAGAAAAGAGCAAAAAAAATTCAAACGCGTCCTTGAAAAAATGGGTGGTATTTATCGCATCTTAACGGATGCGCCTAAAAACGATTTTTAATGCAAAATTTAGTCTTTTAAAAAATGATTGAGACCGTGTAAAGTTGATAAACTCTTCGAGCCCCTGCACTTTAATTTTTTGACTTTCTTTTCGTACTGCACGTCTAATTTGTTTTGCTTTCTTTTGACTCATTTCGAACCTCGTTTCATCGCTTGTCTTTGGTATTCCAAACATAATCACATACTCCTGTAATATTCGCCTTCGATTTTCATTTCGGCTTTAATTTTATTTTTCTGCATATATATCCAGCCGGGTTTATAATTTTTTTGACGTTGGATTTCTGCCAACAAAGGAACGTTAACCGCGCGTTTATTTTTATCAGCTAATTTGTGATATACCCACAAGGGAGGGTATCCACATTCACTGGCTATATTCAACATATTTTTAACCGCCTCAGATTCGTAACCTTGTTTATATTTTAAAATTTGTTCACTGATATTATTTTCAATTTTTATACGGTCGGTTTCGTCTCTGTCTTTAAGTGGAACAGGCTTTTCTTTTTCGTGCAATTCAGTGTCAATGACTACCATGTCTTTTCGCATGTCCGGCTTATCTTTAAATGGATTTAATGGACAGCCAACACAGGAAGGACGACGGCAATACTCAAAATCTGAGTAGGGGCATAATCTGATATTTATTTGTTTATCTTTTTTCTTGCGTTTTTGAGTGCCGTAAAAATTCCATTCGATATGTGGTACATAATGAGGTGGTACGCCCGGATATTCTGGCTCTTGATGTTCAAGTAAATTATTTACATGGTCAAAAAATAAGGCGTCTTTTTTCCCGGGAAACGGTCGCAGTATTCTACCGACTGACTGAAAATAAATTGTCTTTGAAAGTGTAGGCCGTATCATTGCTCCATAACTCACCCGTGGAACGTCAACGCCGTAAATAAATACATCACAGCCACATAGACCGTCAATCTCTCCGGCGTTTAATTTATCGACAAGGGAAAAGCGATATTTATCTGTCATTTGACCGTCAATATTATAAAACTTAAATCCGTGTGCTTGAAATTGCTCTGCCATGTTTTCGGCTGATTTTACAGATCGACAAAATATTAAGGCTTGCCTGCCGATACCATATTTTTTATAATGTTCAATTACTTTTCCATATATTTTTCGGCGGTTTAATAAATCTTCAAGGTCTTTTTCATCGTATTCGGTTCCACGTCTTTTTAGTGTTTCAAGTCCTTCAATTGGTGGTGAAAAATATCTAAGGTTGCACAGATAACCAAGTTCGGTCAATTCTGGTATCGATGGGCCTTCTATAAGTGTTTCATAAAGTTCTGATAATCCCCTGCCGTCTGCACGTTCAGTCGTTGCAGAATATCCAATAATCTTTGTATGTGCTGGTAATCGTTCAGCAATCATTTTTTGACGATCAAGCATAATGTGGCACTCATCAAAAATAACAAGATCAGGCCAGTTTTTTATTTTATCCATTCTACGTATAAGTGTGTCAGAGCTTACTATATGTATTTTATATGCTCTTGACTCCTGAACGCCTGCAGAAATTGAGCCATGAGGAACACCCCAATTTAAGAGGTGTGCAGAGGCTTGTTTTAATAATTCTTTACGTGTTACAACGATCCAGGCAGTTTTATTTTTTTGGAATACTGATTCGCACATTGCGGTGAAAATTACTGTTTTGCCACCACCGGTTGCAAGTTGAATACATATTGCACGGTGGTTTTTAAGTGCTGCACGTGCTTTCAGGTAAATGTCTTGTTGGTAGTCGCGGAGTGCGTTCAAAATAGCCTCGCTTGTTCGCTTGGTTCTTCGTAATTTTGATCTATTGCACAGTTTAAAATATGTAATCCAATTTTACCGTCAACAGCATTTCTTTTCATTTTATCAGTTTTTGAAGTTCCTGAAAGTTTTCTAATATCACTTGATTTATGGTCTATTTTACTTATTTTGAAATTTGACCATATTAAATGCCTCCCAATTTCAACAGGATTGAAAAAATATTCATAATATGGTTTTACATTTTCGACACACCATAAACCGTCAAAATGATATTGTAAAAAAATAATTTCCTGATATAATCGCATGTCTGGATAAACAGGACGTTTTTTTTGACCACCCCCAAAAACGAGCACGACTATGTGTCGGACATGGAGGACTTGACCATATAAAATCAAACTCTTTAAAATGATTTAGTAAATATTTATGAGCATCAGCAATAATTACATTATCATCAGGATAAAAATCCTTATAAATTGCAGCAATATTTTCATCATATTCAACTGCTGTAATATCATGGTCGTTTCCCCATAATTTACGATTGCCACCTATACCAGCATATAAATTCAGTATTCTCATTCAAACCCAACCTCAAATATATTATTTTGAATTTCATTCGCTTTTCGCAAACTCATGTTACCAGCGACCGCCATCTTTGACAGTTTTAGCATTGCCTTTTACAAAAGAAGGGCTGACAAATATAGTTTGACCTTTTTTATTTTTAAATCTATCGCTTGACAAATACCTAAAATGTCCACGGCGTAAATGTGGTGAAACGTCTCTTGACGAATGAATATAACTCCTTATTTGATCTGATATTTTTATAGTATTTGAATTTTCTTCAATAATTTCATGAGGTGGGCCGTCAACAATATATTCAGGAAAAGTATGTTGATATATAATGCAATTTATTGCAAATTTTATCCTTTTAAAGTCTTCATTCCTCAAATTTCCGTTTGATTGATTTTCTGTATTTAATTCAAATAAAAATTTATCAGACATTTCAAATTTACTTGATACTTGACCATCAAAAACTGTAATCCAAAGAGGATATTCTACATCATTACCTTCGAGAAAAGATACATGAACTATTTCAGATCTTTTTTTGTGTTTTGTGTGAATAAAAAATATTCCAACGTAATTTTCATCATTTTCTTTATATGCAATTTGATCATCATTTAAAAATTTATCATCAACGTTTTTATTGTTATAGTTTCTTAATCCTAAATCATTAAATATACTTATTAACTCTGATTCTTTTAAATTTATAGATGTGTTTTCAAAGAAAATAGATAAATCTTTATTTTCAATAAAAAAATGTTTTATACTTTCGGAAAGTGCTGTTTGCAAAACAATATTTAAAGCCCATGCGTGCCATTGGCCTTCTACTGTATTTAATGAATAATAATAGTCAAAAGATTCTTGATATTCATATAATGCTTTATTTTTATTTTTTAGTAAATCTTTTTTTAATTGTGCTAATTCTGGACAAATTACTTTGCTAAACTTTGACTTAGCAATATCAGATTTTTTTATTAGTTCTATATTTTTTTGTCTTTTATTTTTTCTCTTTTTTGATTTCATGTAAAAAATCCTCCATAACATTAGTAATCCTATCAATTGAGCTTGAAACATTGTTTATTGATTCAGCAACATTGTTAATTGATTCTCCTAATGGTGAGTTTAAATTGTATCCAGCAATAGAAACAGCAACACCCTCTAGACCTCCAGGTCCGTGAACCGTACCCTCTGAAATTTTTGTTAAAGCATTAACTATTGGTTCAATAATTTCATTATAAATTTCTTCATAATCAATATTCATATCAATTCACCTCTCATAATAATATAATCAATATAATATATTATACTATATATGTCAATCATTTTATTCAAAATCTATCATCGGATCGTCATTTATTCCGAATGGATCATTTTTAATTTCAGAATATTTTTTTAAATTCATTTCCACCCTTAACGTTGTACATTTGTGACCCCTGCCACCATCTACAAAATAAAGGACTTCATCATTTTTAATATAACCAGGATGTCTTTTTAATATTTTGCTATAACCAGAGCTCAAATGAGTAACTTTTTTTATAAAATCATGGTTATTTCTGATTCCAATTATATTATCATCTGAGTTTATAAATCCATGTCGTGATAATGATAATATCAGAGCTTTTTCCATGTCTTCTGGTAAATAATCATTTGCCGGTGTGCTTTTAGTTTTTAATCTATGGTAACATTCTTGTATTGTCAATCTTTCCCTGCTATGCTCATAATAAACATCAATTTGTTTTTCAAGCAATGATTGTACGAATTCTTCAGCTTCATTCCTATGTTCATCAGCAGGTTGATATTGATAGTATTTATTCAACATTCTTTCTATTTGCTCATCACTTGGGTTTTCCTCACCACTCCACACAACCATAAAGCAAGAGGCAAGCTGCATTTCTGCGTAACTTGCCCGATGGTCTCTTTTAGTTTTATCTCTTGCAACTGTCACTATTTTATCAGTCAATTTCATTATATTAGATAATTGACTCCATACATATGATCTTATTTTATAACAATTTTCTTTGCTTAGTAATTCTTCTAATTGATTTTTATATTCAGTCCAAACCTCTGACTCCATATCTTTTTTAACAAAGTTTATTCTTAATATTCTATTTTCATCTTGAACATCTTCTATTGTTGGGTCAGTTGATGCAAATGCAAACATTGAGTTCATTTTATAGCTTATATATCCGCCGTCTTTTGTTCCTTTTGTGCCATCAGGAGAATCGGCTGAATAATTTGACCTCATATAATTTAATATTTCTTCAAAATTAAATTTTGCTTTTTCGGTTGTTTTCCCTGCCTCATCAAGAATAACAGGAATTGAATTTTTACCGATTTTACCTCTTAATCCTGCGGTTGTTGTTGATCCAGTGTCAAACCATTCTCCCATTGAAAGAGGTTTCATTATTCTATTTTGTACTTCGGTTTTTCCACTTCCAGAGTTTCCAGTCAATAGCATTGCCGGCCTATATTCAAGAGCACCGCCAAAAGCGGCAATAGAAGACCATGCAAGACACCTCACTGCATCAGCTGGAGTTTCAAACGATAAATTTAAAACAATATCTTTTATTTTTTTTCTTAATTCTTTATCGGCAGGCTCATGGTCAAGACCTGCATATACTCTATTTAATCTTAAATAAATTTTATCATAATCATGCTCGCCATAAGTTTTTTTACCGTCATGATATGATATTTTTTTTCCGTCTCTCCATGCCCCACGTCCTCTTATATTACTATCGTCATGATCTTTGATTTCAGAAAGCCTCATAACTTCATTTATTGCATCATCCCAACTTATAGAATCTTTTCCTTTTGGAAACTCATCTTGCCAGTGCAATTTATCACATAAAAGCATTAACTTTGTTTTTGACAGTGATTCCAAATCCCACTTATAAAATCTTTCTGCTGATGATATAAAATTTGCTTTTCCATCATCTCCAATTCCCAAAATTCTATACGGCCTATTATATGTTAAACTCTCAGTTGATGAGCCGTCAACAGGTCGCTCTGGTGGTGGGGCACCGTCGCTTGACTGGGTGTCGTTGGTAGGTTTTGACGGCTCACCATCTGAGTTTTTAACACTTAAAATATAGCTTGTAATCTCTGCAGGTGACATTATCTCAAGAAACTGTTCTATGTCATCACCTTTTTTGTCGGTTGGGGGATTTATTATTTTCGCATGTGTTAATTGTTTTTGAATATTTTTTGCAGCTTTTAACCCTGGCTCGTCATTATCACGCATGATATAAGTTTCTTGATTTTTTAGAAATGACCAGTCTGCTTGACCTGCTTTACCTGAACCTCCAGACCATGAAACATGATTAAATTCCGGCAGGTTTTCACGTCCGATGTCTGCACATTTTGCGCCCTCATGGATTATGGTTGGTTTTTCGTAGTCTATAAAATTAAGGCCGTAAATAAAAACAGGTGGTTTAGTCCATTCAAGTTTTTCAGAAAACCAAAATGTAATTATTTCTTTTCGTTCACCTGCACGCTCGAATCTTACATCAAGTGCAATTGTTTCACCTGATTTATTTTTATATTTCCATGAACCTTTTATCTCACCTTTTTTGTCAGATAACTTTTTTATTTGAGCATTGATTTTTTGTTTTTCAGTTTCATCTTCAGGAAATGGATTATATTTTATTTTTGACTCAGGTTTAGATTTTTCCTCATGTAGAATATTGAGCGTATTTCTCACATATTTTAACAGCTCGCCAAAATGTTCTTTATTGTTTGGAATATTTTCCAACATTGAACACACAGCAAAAATGTTCCATGATTCCTGACACACCGGACACCAAAGTACGTGACCGTCATTGTTTTCGTAAAGCACGGCAGACGGTTTTTGGTCGTCGTGATTCGGGCAGCGCCATGTTTTTTTTGACTGGTCAAATTGTATATTTTTAGATCGCAGATAATCAGCGAGTCTGTTTTTTTCTGTGAGATAGTCACTCATTTTATTTTATCCTATTAAAAACACGTCTTAAAATGTATGATCTTACTATTGACACAACAGTAAAAAATAAACCGATAAATAGATTATCTTTAATCGTTGTGTGTATTCCGAAAACTGGAAAAATTACTATTTGAGCAATTACAGAAACACCGTAACCTACTATAACATTTGTAATTGATTCTATAAGTGATAATTTTTTTGATTGCATTTAGAATAATGTCTCCTGATTTTTTTCGTCAACTTTTGATTTAATATCATTCAAGTTTTTAATAGCTTGCTTATAATAGCTTTCTTTTAACTCGATACCCATTCCTTTACGACCCATAGAAACGGCTGCAAAGACTTCTGAGCCTACTCCCATAAAAGGAGTAAAAACAATCTCTTCAGGATTACTATATAATTCTATAGCTCTTTGAATTACATCAAGTTGTAATGGGTGAACGTGCTTTTCGTCATCATGATCTTTACTGTCTTTGAACGGCAAAACATTATCAATCCTTATATCATCCCAAACACTCGAAGCATATCGTTGCCATATGTAATGACTTAATTTATTACTTTTCGGTTCTGATTTATCATAAAATTCTTTATTTAGATATTTCCATAATTCATCTTCGTTAAAATTAGTCTGGTGAGAATTGTTAAACGCTTGTAAAATATTAGGCAATATTGGAGTTGAACCATAATAATTTTTTAATCCATGTTCGTGAGTTACTGGAATTTCATTTTCACCTTTCTTTACAAATATCAATAGATAATCAGGAATAGCAGTAAAACATTGAGTAGAATCTTCTACAATCATTTTATGCATAAGGCTTTTAACCATTGTGCGCATACGTACTTTCAAGGGCTCTTTCCATATTGTTATTCTATTTCGATAAGTAAAACCATATTTCCTATGCAGTTTTATTATTTCATGTGGTAGGTCGTAAAGTTCATGTGTTACAACACTTTCAACTATATCTTGACAGTGCACTGCGTTTATTCTACCTGGTTTAGTAACTCTTGCCATTTGTTCAATTAAAAATTCGTATTGTTTTAAAAATCCTTCTTTAGTTGAATTATTTGAAAAATCATTTTCACTTGATGAATATTTATAAAGACCTGCGAACGGTGGGCTATAAACTGAAAGGTCAATTGAATTATCTGGCATTTCTGAAATTACATTCATACAGTCATCGCGATATATTGCAAATTTTTCATTTGTTATTGGTTCCATTTTAATCTCCTTATATAAAACTTGGCAAATTTATTTTATTATTTTTTTTCTTGATATTAGGTTCAATGTGTCCATGTAAATTATCATTTAACCTTTGTTGTAATTCTATCGAGTTTTTTGTTTTCAATTCAAGTGTTTCTAAAACTCTTTCTTGACCATCTGATAAAACTAAATCAACGGTAACCGGTCTTTTCTGTCCAAACCTGTAAAATCTTCTTATCGCCTGATAATATTGCTCATAGCTCCATGTAGGAAAATATGTTGTATGATTGCAATGTTGCCAGTTTAACCCGAAACTTGTCATTTTTGGTTTTGTGATAATTCTCTGTATTTCACCTTTAGAAAACGCAAGTAATATTTCTTCTTTCTTATCGATATTCATTGATCCTTTTATTTCAACAGCGTCATTATCAAGTTTATTTAACAATTCACTTTCTGAATTAAAATTAGTCCAATATACAGACGTTTTACCTGTTGCAAGTTCAACAGCTTTTTCACATCTTTGCGGTATAGTTGCCTTTTGCTCTTCTCTGACTTCTGTCATTGACTTTGCATTAATATTAAAAAGTTGTATTTGACCATCAATTATGAGATTGTTTTCATTTTTAACTTTATGAACATTTTTTATAAGTCCTGGTAAAATATATCTTTCATCACTAAATCCAATGTCAGACGGTTTTTTAATGCTCATTGACCATGAATTTATCCATCGAAAAAAAGCATCGGTAGCGTGTGGCTTTAAATACCATTTAGTACCGATGTCTTGAGGTCTTAAAGTGTTTTCTTTATTTGAAAAATATTTG